TCACGAGGTGGGTAAAAGGTGTCAGTGTCCTCTCCTTTACACTTTGCCTTATACCGCCAAGCATACGACGGTTCATACATAAATTACGATTCCTTTTCAAGAGTCTCTCTCATTTCTAGGTAATCGTCTTCAAGGAGAACCACGTAGTTCTCCCCATCTAGGTGTAGACCGAGTATCGGGGTACGGCTGTCTAGTATTGCCTCTCTTGTTATCTTCTTTAGAACATCTGACTTAATAGTGACTTGTTTTTTACCTGTCCACTTATGTTCAATCAGTAGGTCTTTAGAACGGACATCTCCCTTTCTTGACCAAAAGGCTCCAGAAGCAGCAGTACGTGAACCATCAACCTTTTTGGCTAAACGATTCTCATGCTTGCGTGATTGCTTCTGGCCTTCTGACTTCATTTCTTACCTTTGACCTTTATTTGGTCGTATGCAATCAGTGTCAATGCAACGTACTCTGCTGCTGTTTGCACTGTATGCATTAAATCTTCTGGGTGTGACTTTTTATCGTCAGAAGAACTGCGGACAACCAGAGACAGCATTTGAAGGTACTCATCCATGGTTACGTACCAACTGCACTTAGTATCAGCCAAGTTCTAATACCTTCTTTGCTAACTCTTCTTTGAGTTCAATCTCTTCACGAATGCTTGCAATAAGTGAATCGGTACCTTGCCACTTACGTTCACCGTAGTAATACCAAGCACCCTTACGCTCTACTATCTCATTGAGTACTGACATTGCGGCAATCTCTTTAGCAAAATCATACTCGCCTGGAGCACAATCTCCGCCTGGGGCAAAGTAGAAGTCAAAGTAAGCAACACGTTGTGGTGGTGCTGTTTTGTTCTTTAAACTGCGAACCTTGATAACCTGACCAATGCGAGTTTTATTACCGCTAGGACCAATCTCAATCCACTCGTCTCTACGGACCTCACAACGAGTAAAGAAAGCATAGTTCTTGCCTTCTCCACCAGGAGTTGTACGAGGGTCGCCGTGCATTACGCCAATTTTCATACGGTATTGATTAATGACAATGCCAAGTACAGCACGTTCATCCTCTACCAAACTTCTTTTAATGGCTGAGCCAACAACTCTAAAGAACTTATTAGTAAGCAATGCTCCACGGCCTACAGTCATCTCATCCATATTTTTCTCCATTTCAGGAGCGGGTGAGAGGGCTGGAAGTGAGTCAATAACAATCGCATCAACAGCCTTAGATTCGGCAAAAGCGATTACTGCGTCATACGCTTCTTCCATAATGTTTGTCTCAATAACAATTACACGGGTTGTATCTACACCGCACATCTCTGCATACTCTGGAACCCATTGTTCTGCAGCAACCCATACAGTTGTATGTTCTGGATTTAACTTTTGATTAGCAGCAATTGTCTTTAATGCTACGGCTGTTTTTCCGTGTGAGGATTCTCCGATGAGTTCATTCCATTGGTTTCCAGGAAATCCTCCTCCAAGGACGTAATCCAATGTAGTAGAACCACTGGTAATGCGAGGAATAAGGTCAGCACGAATATCAGACCCCACCACCACGACGTTCTCGCCAAACCGTTTATTAAGTAAGGCAGCGACTTTCTTTGCTTCATCATTTATCATCCGTCTATTCTTCCTATGATGCCTTGTGGATTCCAGTTACTAGTAACGTCGTTTCCAATAGAGGACTTTGTAGTTCCTTCTACCTTAGCACCTGTTAGTGCTCCGTATCGAGAGCCTGATTGACTAATTGGGTAACCGCAATCATAACAACGTGGAGCAGTGTTTTGAACTGCCATGTAATTTGCAGAATTACATTCAGGACACGATTGAGTTTGTTGTGCACTTCCAATTCGCAAATTAGGTTGTTGTGGTTGTGGTTGTTCAAAACGAGTCATCGGTTGTTGAGATGGAGGCATCGGAGGAGATACGTCCTGTCGTGGAGCAGGTGTTTGACCACCTAAACGTTTTGCCCACCAGTCTGCATTACTCATTTTGGCCTCCTTGGTCCAATCGATAACAACTGCAAGTCTACTATCTGAGAAATAGAACCCACCACTGCGGCAAGGGCAATTTGCTGATTTATTTCTAGCATCGTCTCCCAAGCCTCTTCAGGAAGGTCACTATCTACCTTAGTTTTATACAAAACTACAGTGGCTTTAGCAATTGAATGGGCGTGGGCCAAAATCATAGGGTAAAGATGAGCAATACGAGCAACTCGTTTATCGCTTTCTTCCTGTTCTTTTTCTGCAATTTCGTCACTTACCATAGTAGTTCCAGCAATGACACTTAGAGCAAACGCATCTTCTAACTGCGAGTCTAGGAACAAACCACGAATTCGGAACATTACTTCCGTTGTAAGAGCATCCATATCAAACTCAGTTTTTGGCTTCTTCTTTCTAAAGAAACTCATTTTGCTTCACCCCACTTTTGAACAATCTTTGTATCTGCAATTAATGGGACCATCATATCTGGAAGTGTGACACCTTCCATAGAAGCCGTGATAGCAGCAGCAACTTCATCGGCTAAGTGGTCTGGAGTGATAGTCACAAGTTCATCATGAACCGTAAGGAGAACATTTACCTCTGGCTCATCAACAAAACAAGAGTGTGCTCTTACCATTGCTAACTTAATAAGGTCTGCAGCAGAACCTTGAATCACAGTGTTGAACGCTTGACGTTCTGCTCGTGACTTTTGTCCTAGGTCTTTATTCAATAACTCTGGGATGTAGCGTCGTCTTCCCAAAACTGTTTGCACAAAAGGCAAAGGCCGTTGTTGTCTTGCAGTACGGATAACTCTGTCTCTGTAGTTGTTAATAGAAGTAAAGGCATCGTTAAATCTATCCATTAACTGGTGTGCTTCTTTTACGGTACACCCAATTTGGTCAGCAATCTTTTCTGGACCAACGCCATAAGCAATAGCAAGAACCAGCACCTTACCTGCACGACGGTCTACCTTCATTTCATCGCCAATAGTTGTGTAGATATCTCCACCCTCAAGATAGTTCTGCATAAACTTTGGGTCACGAGAAAACGAAGCAATAATACGTGGCTCAATTTGAGAGTAGTCAGCAACAACTAATTTGTATCCAGGAGGTGCAATAAAAAGATTACGGATTAACTTTCCGTACTCTCCTTGAGATGGAATGTTCTGAAGATTTGGCTCAGAACTAGAGAAACGACCAGTTTCTGCACCATGAGATTTAAAGTTTGTATGTACTTTTCCGTTTACCAAAAGGCTTTGGCGTTCAACTGTCTTTGATTTACCAGCAGTTGTGCGAGTAACTTCTCCACCCGTATACGGAGTTACATAAGTAGTCATGATTTTGTTTAAGTCTTGGTACTTCATAATGGCAGCAACAAGAGGGTCTTTTTCACGGTAATACTCCAGTGCTTCTGCACTTACGGAGTAATGCTGCGGCCAAATCTCTTGCCCACTCTTTACAGCGTCAAGGCCTTTAGGGGTTAACGCAATTTTAATTGTCTTGTTTGGACGAATACCTCGTCCACCTTCAGACTTTGGAGTAAAAAGCAACTTCTGCTTTTCCTGGATTGAGTTCATGTGGAACTCTTTACCAGCAAGTTTAAAAGCCTCTCCAGTTACTTTAACAATGTCTTTTTCCAGTTGTTTACGAAGGCTCTCTAACTCTTTTTCATCAATGTGTGCTCCTGCTAATTCCATATCAGCCAAGACCAACATTAAATCCATCTCTAAACGCCAAACTGTTGACATATTTCTTTCAACAAGTCGCTCATCGTAAATCTTATAAAGATTCCAAGTTGTTTCAGCGTCTATGCCAGCATACTTAGCAACCTCACTAAATGAATGGCGTTCTACAGCCTTACCAACACCCTTTACGACTTCTAAACCTAACTCCCTCTCAGCACAGGCAGCGAGGCCAAGACTGTTCTTAGTTCGGTTATCTAAAATAAAAGCCGCCATCATGGTGTCAAAGTAAGGCTTTGTGCACACTACTCCTCGGTAATACTTTGCAATTGCCTTGAGGTCAAACTTGATGTTGTGTCCAACTTTGGTTTTATCACTAAACAATAAAGGCTTGAGTGCTTTAAACACATCCCCTGGTAAGAGTTGTTCTGGTGCTTCAGAGAAAACTGGTGTCCAGTTATCTTCACGTTTTGAATAGTCTTGTTCACGAATTTCTTTTCCTTCTGCTAAACGTTTTTCTCCAGAACCTAGCAAAGGCTTATCCCAATGAAGAAACTCTCCATTTGGATGACCCATCGGAATAACATCGGTTCGTCCTTCAGTAGCAAACGCAATCCACGTTACTTCGTTTAGTAGTGGATGTAGACGAGAAAAATCATCAGGCCCTACGGTTTCTACGTCAAAAGCAAAAGCAGGTTGTTGTTGATAAGCAGCAACCATTTCTGCAAGTTCGGTTTTAGTTGTAATTATGTTCACAGTGCTCCTAATAAGTTAGATAGCGGTGGGTGACAAATCCGCATAAGTCACCCACCGCATGGGAGGGGTCGCAGGGGAAGTTAAGCGACCGAACGAGCAATCTCAAGCAGTTCTGCACGAGGCGTATCCCAGATAACGTCTGGAGTGAACTGCTCAGCCTTTGCTACTAGTTCCTCAACCTGAGCGGGGTCAAGGTCCCAATCTTCTGTAAGGTCTGTAGAACGCACACGCTCAAGAGCGTATGTAGTCTGCGGACCAGTACCTGTGCGTGATACTGAATAAAAGAACTTATTCAATGGTCCACGCTTAGGGTCTTCATGTGCTGCTTTAATTTGACGGAATAAAGTAGGCGGTGCAGTAAGAATCATTGTCTTTGGTTCGTCAGCAGACAAAACCAATACAGTGAAAGCAAACTTGCCACGTGGCTTGTCTCCGATTAGGTCGCATAGTGGGCAACCCTCTGCATCTGAGTCAGCAATGCAAACAAATGAACGCTTGCCTGATGAACGGTCAATCCAATGCTGTTCGTATGAACGGAATGGACCGTCTCCAATGAATTTAATTAGTTGTGATTCTTCTGAAAACTTAAAGTCATTTGGGTATTCCCCAGTTTCCTTTGTAGTTGCTTTCAGGGTTTTATTTGCTGCTTCCCAACCTGATTGAACGGTTGTTCCGACTTTAGGTGTTGCGTCTTCATCATCGTTATCCAAATATGATGAAGCATTTACTGCTGGTTGTGTTATAGCCATTTGTTTATTCTTTCGGTAATGAGGCTTTCGCTCTCTGTTGGATGTGAGGTCTATTGACTCTCGTTAGCAATCGTCTCTTTCCATCTCGACATAATCGCAAAGGTTAAATCGGAATGCTCAGACCATTCTACACGAGATGTTCCCAAAAGCCCTCGTTTTGAGAACTCTTCTATTGCTATTTCTATAAGAACCCGTGTGTAAACACGGTTTCCCCCGACCTTTTGTCCGTTTAAAGACTTAGACCGAAGCCTGTATGGGGCTCTTGGTATGTAGCCCTTTTTTTCCCATGAACGAATACTGATGATGCTTTTTTCCAACGCCTTTGCTAAAGCACCAATTGTAAAGACCTCAACTTCTTTACCTCCAAGGCTTTTTATAACAGGCGTTGAATCCCAGGAATTTTCTTCGTAAGACTTCTTACGTGGTGCTTTGGGGTTAACTTCACGACGTTTTTGTTTTGACCCAGGCTTGTATTCAAGACCAGCAAAAGCCTTATCAATCTCGTCTTCTCCACGTAATCCAGCCATAGTTACTTCTTACTCAACATAAGTGCCCACACAATTTTTGGTGGAAACATTTCATCTACTTCTTCTTCAGTAAGAAGCCCCTCATATAGAGCAGCCATAAGTTCGTCTTCATCAACCACACGAACAGTCTTATAAAGACGGTCAGTTAACCCTTTTTTCTCAATCAGGTCTTCTGCAATCATGTCATCAATTTTACGAGTAACTCGCTTTTGCTTTTGCAAACTTACATAGCCATCAATTGTTTCAGGAAGTTCAAGCCACCAATTACCTTTGTCATCAGTAAACCCATCGGCTTCAATCTTCTCAAACAACGATGCCTTTAATTCTTTTTGGCGTGTTTCAAACTGCTCAATGCTTTTCTTTAACGATGAGTACTCTTTAGTTTGTCCTACTAAGTCGTCACTATTAAAGTCACGAGGTTCATCGGCTGCTCTTGCCATGTGGTTCTCCTATATCTGCTTGTTAGTTAAAAAGTTTAGAAGGCTGCCAACAGTTAAGTCAACACCTCCCTTTGCGTTAATTCCTGTCCCGTCAATCACCGCATCAGCAACGCTGTTCTTCTGGTGCAGCATTTCGTGCTGTCTTTCTTCAATAGAATTTAAAGCAAGAAAATCTTGAATGATGACTGACTTCCACGTGCTAGAAGTTCGTCTTATTCGAGAGTTCCTTTGAACTGCTGCACCAGAAGACCAAGGCAGGTCATAGTTTACGAGGAGATTTGCCTGTGGCAAGTCAACTCCGTAGCCGCCTGCATCACTAGATATCAGCACTCTAACGTCTTTAGAAGTCTGGAACTCTACCTTGGCGGCTTCTTTTTCTTTAGCGTTCATTTGGCCTGAATAGGTACGGCTGTCTATCTTCTTTAGAAGAAGCCGTGACTGTATCAACTGCAACATGCTGACATAACTGGCAAAAATAACAACCTTCGAGTTTTCATCGGTTTCGAGGTGCTCAACTACGTAGTTAATCATGGCATCCAATTTTGGGCAGTCTTTGCCAAGGCCTTTAAACCACCCGTCATCGTCTAAGTCAGATAAATAAGAACTACCGCCTTTAGACCCTGGAATATTGACTTTAAATAGTTCTTTTAATCCTGGCTCTGGTTCTTCTTCAGAAAGTATCTGCCATCCATTTTTGTATTTAGTTGAACTTTCAACTAATAATGATGGGCTGTCGCACAACATTCTTAAAGCGGTTATCTTAGACATGATAGACCCACGTAAAGCATCAGCAGGACTACCAGGAGCCCAACCTTGCCCGTAGTGGGCCTCTATAGAGAAACCACCGCCAAACAGGTCTTGGGCTTCTGTTAACTCGTTTGTTAAATCCAAAGATATCTTTTCGTAAATGTCTCTGGACTTTTTATCTAGTTTCACCCGTATTGGGTCAAGATGAATAGTGGCGGGCAAGTACGGTGCAACGTCAGGGTCTGACTGTGCTTTACGTACTGATGCGGCTTTAATCTTCTCGTGCAGTAACGGAAGATTGCGGTATCTCTGTACCCCGCCAAAGTTATTTCTTACAATGAAGGTCTTATCAAACAGGTCAAAACGACCAAGAAGACCTGGCTCTACAAACTGCATAATGCTGTACAACTCTTCAGGCTTACCGTTTTCAATTGGTGTGCCTGTTAAAGCAAATCGATACGGAATGGTTCCAGCAAGTTCTTTGACTTTCTTGGTTCTTTTAGACCTAAAGCCTTTTATAGCCGTCGCTTCATCACAAACGATTGCTCCAAACCTAATGTCTTTTAAAAGGTCCCAATCATTAACAATAGATTCATAATTTGTAATTACATAGTCGTAATTACCTGATTGTAAGTACTGTGTTGACCTAGTTGCTTTACTTCCGTCAACCACAATGGTCGAAGAGTCGGAAAACTTCTTTATCTCACTTTGCCACTGGTACTTAAGACTTGCTAAAGCAATTACTAATGTTGGCTCTTTAACTCTGTCTTCATCTCTTAGTTTTTCAATTGCAGCAATGGTCATACAGGTTTTACCAAGGCCCATTACATAGGCAACAAGAACCTTGCCTCTTTCCACCATTTTGTCAACGGCTTCAGGCTGATAGGGCTTTAGTGTTCCTTTAAACATTAACTACGACCATTTAAAGAACCAGGTAACGAAGAAATGACGTTGAAATCTTCTAGTCCAGAAAGAATCATGTCTTCTAAATCAAGAGCATTTTCTTGCTTCAACAACAGGCGAACTTTTTCTACCTTTTCAGCAAACAGGTCTTTTTCCTGCTGAACTCTATCCAACAAGATGTCTGTGCTTGTGTCTTTCTTCATCCTAAATACGCCTTTTCTCCGTAAATCATGTCTTTAGCGGTATCAATTCCAAATTGAATTTGGTCGTTTGTCATATCGCCAACATCTTTAATGCCTGTAGAGGCGTAATTAAAAAACTTTAAAGTTATGCCGTATTTGCGAGCACTTACAATCATGGCTTCAGAAGCCTTACGACCTGCATCATCGATGTTTGGATTATCAAACGCAGCAATAACAACGTCGCTATATCGTAGGAGTTTTACTTGGTAGTCACTAACAATTGCTCCAAAAGTAGCAACTGCACCAATAATTCCAGCCGAAGCAACACGAACAGCATCTAACGGAGACTCAACAACAATGACCATATCTGGGTTCTGCTCTTGTCCACCAAACAAAGTCTTAGACTTCTTAACGCCTACAGGCTTGTTTTTAAAAGAACGTACTCCTTCTTGTTTTTCTTGCCATCCCATTAATTCATAGTTGTGTGGGTCTCTAATTGGAAGAATCCACGTGTTATCAGGCCCCCACAAAACTTCGTAACGACGTGCTGCTTCTGCTGTTAATCCACGTTTTTCTAAAGCCCACTCTGGAGGGTCTGTAAACAAAGCAAGTTTTGCTTCAGACATTGGAATAGGTTGTTCAATAGAAACGTGGTTTGGCATACTTTTTAGCCTCTCTGATAGTTCTTCAATTGATACTTCAGCAATGTTTGCTAACCACTGCTTTGACGCTTCGTAGTCTATTGACTCACCTATATAAAACTCTTTCACCTCGCCAACTAAAGAAAAGATATTTCCTTTAAATCCGCAAGAGAAACAAATATGTGCTCCTGTCTCATTGTTAATCCACCACGATGGGTTGTTGTCTGCTTTTCCTGTACGGGCTTTATGCATTGGACAATGAGCCAATACTTCGTCACCACGTTCACGGATGTATTCAATATTTAAATTAGCAAGTACTTGTTTAATATCAAACTGCATTAGAAAAGACCTCGCTTACAAACAGCACAACTACTTGCTTTGGTCTCTTCGTGGAAACAACCTGTTTCCCAATTCCAAGTAAGAGTAACTTCTTGTGGACCACAGTTACGGCTTGCAACAATCTTAAAGTTTCGCAAGTTGTCGTAATCAGGAACTGGCTCTAAACCAAGGATTACATCTGAGTCTTGGAAGAATGAAGAAGAGTAACCAATTGAATCCGCAGTTACTTTACCGCCACGCATTTTCCATAACAAGGTCTGAGTTGTAATAACAACAGGAACATCGTGACGCTGTGCTAGACGCTTTAATGCACGAGTAACGTTAGTGATTGATTGAGGCGTATTCATTTCACCTGTCTGCTCATCCATCATCAAGTACACACCGTCTACAAAAACAACCTCTGGTTTTAACTTTGAAATAGTTGCAGATAGAGAAGCAACGGTAAGTCCGTTTACTGCATCAACAAGGTGAAACGGATTTGTCATTTGGTCCATGTCTTTTAGCATGTCCATATAACGTGCTTCTTCATCTTGGAATAACTTTCCTCGACGAAGACGACCATGTGAGATTTGTGCACGAATACCGTCATGACGTTGTTGTTGTTCTCTGTTTGTCATCTCAAAGGATTGGAACATAGGTGTCTTGCCTTGCTTGTGTACGTGAATAGCAACAGCCATAGCAATCTGTGACTTACCTGTTTTAGGAGGAGCAATAACGGTAATTAACTGACCGCCTTGCAAACCTGCGGTTGCTTCATCAATAGCATCAAACCCAGTACCAATACCAAGCATCTGATGCAATGCAAGTGCTTGATACTCTGCAAAACGAGCCTCTGCATCTTTAGTTAAATCAAGTTCGTTAGTGCCTTTGTTTCCTTGCAGGTTAACTCTGTTAACTGCTGCTTCCATTGCAACAAGAGCACCTTCATGGTCGTTACTTGTTAACTTATCAACAGAGTCTTCAAGACCTTGACGAATAAGAAGTTTGCGACGAAATGCAACTGTTTGGTCAATTAAAAAATCTAATGAATCTTGTACATCTAATACTTTATAAGTTGGGTAGTGGTCTTTAACTGTTACTGCTGTAGGTACTTCTGAATACTCGGCGTAGTGCTTAACAACAAATTTCCATACACGTTGATTGTCTTCATCAAGAAACCAATCGTATGTAATGC